GCGTTGTTGGAGCCAATGTGCCTGAAGCTGTAAAGTTGTGGACAATGTATCCATTGCTATAGGTTACTGTACCGCCAGTGTAGAACTGCACGTTGCCGGGGTATCTGACTACTACGATGCCTGAACCGCCAGAACCGCCTGCACCAGTATTACCCCCTCCACCACCTCCGCCGCCAGTGTTACCGCCGCCAGATGTACCATTATTGTTTGGGATAGCGCCGCTTCCGCCGCCGCCCACGCCGCCTACACCACCAGCAACTATGCTATTGGCGTATGTGCCACCGCCACCGCCACCTGCGTATGTGACAACTGAACCTGTAATGGATGATGCTATACCTGCACCGCCATTTCCGCCATACCCCGAAGTAGCATCTAAACCAACAGTTCCAGCACCGCCTCCGCCGCCATCTGTAGCGGAAGAGCTTTGTGCTGTACCTTTACCACCCCTGTTGCCTTGACCAGATACGCCTTGCCCTCCGGGTGGAAAATCTTTTCCTACCCAAGGTGTTCCGCCACCTCCTGATCCACCAGCTTTTCCGTCAAAAGTTAGATATTCACCACCGCCGCCACCGCCTGTTGTAGAAATGTTTCCAAACACAGAACTAGTGCCACTGGCAGTTGAATTACCCGCAGTTCCAGCACCACCAGCGCCAATAGTTACAGTGTAAGAAGCGCCTGCCGCAACAGTTACGATACCTGTCAACAAACCGCCAGCACCTCCTCCGCCTCCGGAAGCGCCCCCATTACCAGAGCCACCACCACCAGCAACAACAAGATACTCAACCCATCTAGGGGCGATGTAACCCGACCATGCGCCTTGGCTGATGGCTTGGTTAACTTGCTTTAGATTGAATAGACCTGATGCCATATGACCTCAAAAAGTTATTGTGCCGCTAGCAACGAATTTATAAACCCGATACTGACCAGCAATGTATGTTTCTGGTGATCCAGTTGTTGATGCCGCTGGCAGTAAGTATGAAGGATAACGAATGATGACTATGCCAGAGCCGCCTGAACCGCCTGCTCCAGCGCTACCTGCTCCAGCACCAGCAACTCCACCGCCACCCGATCCTGTATTTGCAAGCGCAGAAAATGCGTTTAGAGTACCTACATCACCTGCACTACCATTGCCACCGCCTGCGGCCCCAAGACCTGCTTGTGTTGCGCCTGTAGCGTAATATCCACCGCCACCGCCACCAGCATATTGAATTGCAGAGCCGCTAATAGAAGAAACTAATCCAGAGCCACCATTACCAGCACCACTTCCACTACCCACAGTACCAAAAGAACCCGCACCACCACCTCCACCACCACCATACTTTGGCGCAGAAGAGCCGCCAGCACCGCCAGCATTACCTTGACCAACAATTCCAGCACCTGCGCCACCACCAAGGGAATTACCACCGCCACCAGAGCCACCAGATTGCCCAGCAGTAGCGCCAGCACCTCCACCACCAGTAGTCGTGATGCTTCCAAAAACAGAACTAGAACCATTTGTAGCCGCCGCCGCACTACCTTGTGCGTTTCCAGCGCCACCAGCACCAACAGTTACAGTGATGCTTGAGCCTACAGTAATGGAATATCCAGTAGCAGTTAAAAGACCACCCGCACCGCCCCCAGCACCGGGGCCACCACTAGAGCCTTGATTACCACCACCCCCGCCAGCCACGACAAGGTATTCCACCGTTGTGACAGGGTAGTTAAGGCCGTTATAGGTCGGCGAAAGAACTCCACCAGTCCATTTAAGAGACATGATTGCCTCCGTTTAACTGATAACTTCGTAGCTGATCGTGTAAGTGATACCGCTTGCCGTACCTGATGTCACCGTAATTGATGAACCTTCCATCAGATAAATGGCAGAGGTTTTATCAACAACAATCAGTGAAGCTCCGGCAGGTACTGAAACTGCTGATGCAATTGGGTAAGCTGTACCGCTGCTAGGGGCAGAGCCTTGAGCTACTGCGCCATTAGTATAAATACTTACGGTTGCATTCACTGCTGCCGAGCCACTGACGTTAGCCGCAACAATTTGGTTAATTTTGAAGACCTGACCGCTAGACGCGGCATTAGGAACCAACACCACCGCAGTTGTACCGCCGGGTGTTAGGTATGTTGTTGTGCCAGCGGCTGTGGTCGCGGCTAGTAAATTGGGGTTTGCCATGTTAGCTCCTTAGATGCTAAAAATAAAGTTAATCATTGTGGCTTTGGCTTGTGACACGCCAGAAGATGCCGCCGCTGCCCAAGTGGGCGCTCCACCTGTTGTAGCCGTTAAAACTTGACCTGTTGTACCAGCCGCCGTAGTAGCTAATACGCCCGTAGTAGATGCGTATGTTACGCCCCACTGATTAAACAAACTTGACTGGCCTGTACCGCCGTTGTTATAGGTAATAGGAGTCGAGGCTGTAACCGTTGTAAAAGCACCAGTTGAAGGGGTGGTTGCGCCTACAGTACCGTTTAAAGCACCTGCAAATCTAGTTGCCGATAGGATTGTGCCATCCCATGTCAGGGCAGAAGAAGCGCCAAAAGCACCAGAACTGTTGAACTGAACCTGCGTGTTTGAGCCAGCAGCAGAACCGCCGCCTACATTAACAAAGTTAGTGCCGTCCCACGCCACGATAGCCCGTGTACCAGCTACCACAGTAACGCCTGTTCCAGTTACACCTTGGACGGTAATTGACTGGGTGCTGCTTTTGTTAATCACCACGTAGGTTTTAGACTGGGCAGGGACTGTAATCGTGCGAGTGACCGTGCCAGCAGCCGTCCACAAAAGAACCGCATACTGAGAGCTATTAGCCGTCAGACCTGTACTTGCGTAAGTACCTTCTGTAACAGTCAGCGTAATGTCTGCATCAGTGGAGATGGTCTGTGTACCAGCCACCGCAACGTCAACAATCTGCGAGATGGCGTTGTTAACAGTATCGCCCCATTGACCGGACAACGTACCTGTTGCCGGGAGGGTTAGACCTATAAGGGATGTCTTTGCCATTTATTGCTCCTACTGAGTAGAAATTACTGTCCAACCGGGCGTTTCGGTATTACTCACATCAGCCCAGCCCGGTGTTTGTGGATTGCTGATATTCTGCCAGTTTGCAGTCTCTGTGTCATCTATTACTTCCCACAAATTTCGTCCTGATTCTGTGGATGTAATAACCGCTGATTCAGCCCTGCTCACATTGTATGCCGTTGCCGCTTGTGGATTATCCGCGATAGCCGCAAGCTCTGCAATAAATTCTGTGTAATAAGTGCCAACTGTCGTAGCGTCAGACGTAGCCATTGTCTCAATGATTGAGGCCAGCCATGTAAACAACTGCTGTTCTGAGATAGCCATTGACTCGGTAATACTGCCCAAGAACGTGGCTACAGCCTCTTCTACCGTAACAATTGGGTTGGTTTCTGTAACTGAAGCCGTGTACGTAACTGCTGCGGATTCTGCTGTACTTGTGACCACAGAGTCAGCAACAATGGTTGTATAGGCCGTAGTCGCTGTATTAGAATCCGTTAAAGCCGCTGTTTCAGTAATATCTTTGGCAAACGTAGCCGCTACAGCTTCTGTTGTAGAAGTCGCCGCAGTCTCAGTAATTGACTTGGCAAATGTTGCCGCTACCACCTCAGATGTACTTGTTGCACTTGTTTCCGTAATAGAAACTGGGAAATTAGCTGAAGCTGATTCTGTAGTGGAAGTAACTAGGCTGTCTGTAACGATGTTTGTGTAAGTCGTTGCCGCCGCATTTGTTTCAGATATAGCCGCAGTTTCGGTGACTGACCCCAAAAAAGATGTAATTGCCGTCTGGCTATCAGCTATAGCCGCAGTCTCAGTAACTGACGCATTCGCAGTAAACGCAACAGTCTGAGTTTCAAACATAGGGACTGTGCCGCCCCAAGGATCAGTTCCCCAAGTGCTATCCCCCCAAGCCGTAGCTGGGGTCAAATACTCAGTAACGCTTACATCGTAGGTGGTAACTCCACCCCAACCTAAGTCGCCCCAAGCATTATTACCCCAAGCGGCTCCGGCCATGTTATGTCAATGTAGCAGTGTACGTGACCGCGATTGTATCGCCCGAAACAACAGACTTAGAACTAGAAAAGTCTCCAGCAGAGAACAATGTTCCTGTCGTATTGTCTTTAGTTGCGCTACCACCAATGTTAATAAAACATCCTGCGACTGTGCCAGTGCTAGTAATAGAAAAAGACACCGCAGAAGATGTAGCCTTGCTACCAGAAGAAGCCGCGCTGAATGATGGCGTAGGACGATTGCCTGAGTAAGTTGGAGCGTTAGCCAGACCCACTTCCAACCATGTGGCGTGTGAGGCTTGCGTATCGGCTACAACTGCTGTACCTGTGCCTTTAAGACCCATCACAACTGCCCCGCCAGCGGTGTTACCCAGCGTGGTGTCCAGCGTAAAGTTCTTGCCCACTGTAGTGACCAAGTTCTCGATGTCATCGGCCCACTTAACAAAACCGTCTACGCTATAGCAGACGGCATGGTATGTACCGTGGATAGCCATCGTGTCTTCAGGCATTGTGTTGTATTTAGTTGTGGCTTGCACCATGTCGGTGGCGGTCATTTTGTCGATAGTCATGGAAGCTCCTTAAGAAAGTCTAATCAGCGCGGATGTACTAGTATCCGTTGGCATTGTTACAGTGAACGTGCTTTTGGAAGTTTTATCATTACCAAAATCAAGAACACAAATAGCTGGCGAGGTTCCACCAACTTTGTAGATTAACGCTCCACGAGCAGTAATTGCACCCGTCCATGCAGGGGATGAAAACGTTACGTAAGCAATACTGCCTGTCGTAGTTGTTGCGTAATTTACAGTAGCAGTAACAGCCTGCCCAGTAGCAACATAATTACCACCTGACGTTTCACCCACTGAGGTGTACGTTGATGTAGTCTCATCCAGCGTAGCTGAATTGGTATACAGCGCAAGCTTGAAAGAATCAGTTGCAAAGTTAATCGTACCTGTGGTCATGGCCACACGAAGCGTATTGCAAGAAAAGTTACCAGTAAAAGCCATTAGGTTACCTTCTGACGGTACTGGCCAGATCGATAAGCATCCTGACGCTCCATGCCATCGCCCAAACGTTTTGCAAGACCAAGAGCTTCCTGATATTTGGTGTTGTACAACGCCATCATGTCAGCCTCACCCTTCATGTAGGTATAAGCCTCAACCAATGAGCCATACAAAAGTACAGAATCAAAGTTATCACCAAGCCAAGTCGTACTTGCAGTCACAATAGACTCTGGGTAGAAATAGTAATGCAACTCAACGTTGTAGTTGGCATCTGGCGTTGGGCCAAGAATAAATGACAGCTCAGCCGCATTAGTAGACTGAGGGCCAAACAATGCATAGTACTTAGGCACCGCAGTGTCAGTTGGCAATGGGTATGCTTGACGGATGTAGTTAACGTCTTTGTTCAACAAGTATTCATACGTGCCATCGGTATTTATAACCGCCATGGAATACACGGCTAAAAAATCATTAGGGCATGCAAGATATTTATTGTTGGTGGACATCACGCCCGTCACGTTCTTGCGAATAGACGGAAACTGTACCGTGTTGTAAATGCGCTGCTCAGCTTGCTGAACAAAGACAGGAATCTCCGCCACGAAGTTTGTCTCCGTGTTCTCCGTGTACGCTTGAATGTTAGCGCTGAGTGCGGCGTAATTCATGTATATTTCAGCACATTGGGCCGCGTGACATTACACCTTTGGTAGCTGCGCCTGTACCGCGCATCTTAATGCCGGATGTTTTAGTGGGCTTCTCACCACCATCTTTACTGCGATTTCCAACGCTAAGATCAAGTGTATCTAATTTGCTATGGTTTGGTTCTACACCAGGATTACTAGAAATAGCCATTGCTTTACCAGTCATGGTGTGGGGTGGCGCATAAACAGCACCATCACCAACTTCTTTGCCCATCATTTTTTTGCTAAATGTAGCCATGATTAACCCTTTTTCTGGTTGTTTGCGCGAGCCATATTGCGGCCAACAGCGCGCATAGCTTGACCTGTTACGCCAAGACTTTGTTTGCCGCTCTTTATAGTAGCCATTGTTGGGCCATCATTACCAAGGTTTTTACCTTTAGTTTTGCCTTTAGAAGTAATGCCGTCTGCCGCTTTTGTGTATGCCATGTTCGACTCCTTATGTCGTTGTAACCGTAACTGTACCAAGTTCTATGCTTAAAACCAAGTTATTTGGTGTTAATACTGCATCAAAAATTTGTGATCCACCCACTGGGTTCCATCCCCACTGAAACACTCGACTACCAGCTTCAGGGTAACCAAACTGATCCACACTTGTACCGTTGGTATCATTAATCTGAAGCCCGCTTTGACCGGATACTAAGTAGCTTACATCTGGCCTTGGTTCACGCACCGCCTGGGGATCATTAACTGGGTACATACCCAATTGCAATTGCGGATGATCTGGGTCCCAGCATTCATGGCAAACTTTAATCTTAAAAGGCTTGGTCTTAACCGTTTGAGTACGCAATTCCTTAAGCTTATAACGCCCAGAGCACCGATCACATTCCGCAATCGCAAACTTACCAGATGCAAACCGATTAGGCATAGAACAAATTCCTAGGCACGAATCTTAATGGTGATGTATCACGGTCCTCCGCAGATGCCATGTCCCACTGCTGCTCGTAATCGGCCTTTAGAGCCATTATTCTTTGCGGGTCTACGTCAGGTAGCTTCATGCTTAATTGAAGCGCTAGACCGGCCACCATGCAGGGAATAAAGCGGAAAGGAATATCTTGGACAGATGTACCTGTGCCAGCATCTTGAATGCGGCGCATCCTGTAGTACACAAATGTATATTGATCGCCAGGTGCATTGGGCGTTGGCCAAATATTAACAGCAGGTATGTTCTGAATTGTTAACACTGCACCTGATGTATGGCTGGCGGCAGTCGTATTGTTTTGCCCACGAGCGCAATTAACCAATTGATTACCAACAATGTTGGGATAGCTAATTGTTTCGTTATCAATCTTAATAAACCCAGCCGTAGCCAAATTAGCAACTGAAGATACAGTAATGGTTGTAGCCGTGCTGGTAATAGTGCTGCTTAGCGTTATTGTTGACAAGTTTTCTTGCGCAGACTGGCGGTTAAACCAGTACTGAATAGGGCGACCTTGTGCCAGCTTGTTAGGCAGGCTCATATAGGTAGACTCAGAAATGCTACTGATATTGATATCGGTTTGGTTTGTTGTGCTGTTATTTTGACGGATAACAGTGTCTAACAGGTTGATCGTATCAGCAGGCATGGGATATATAGCCTGTCCTGTAACCAGCGGAATCTGACCCTGCTCAACAGTCCAAAAGTTTAAACCACGATTGGCCCACTCAATTGTCAAAAGATTTAACGATCTACGGGCTGTGCGAAAGTTATAACCAGTACGAAGTTCCTGGCCGCAGCGCTCAAACGCCTCTTCAATAAGGTCATTAATGTCCAAATTAAAAGCCGTGGTTCCGGTAGTCTTGGCCATTATCTAAACCCTGCTGTTTTCTTTGCAATTGATTTTGGTTGTGCTACGAATTGTTTGTTGGCTTTTTTGCCAACACGTTTCGCACGCGTTGTTGCAGCGTACTCAGCAGGGCTGAGACTTTTAATCGCAGCTTCTGGAAGGTATCTTTCACCTGTTTTACTAGACGGTTTTCCACTTTTGGTTCTCCATTTTTGGTCGCCCCAGTCTTTCAATGATTTTTGAGGCGCTTTCAATCTCGGTAACCCCCGCCCGCCGCCTTGTACTTCTTGGCAACAAGCTGTGCTTTACGTGCTGACCACTGACCTGCGCCAGTGCCTTGCGTTGCTGCGGCTTTTACTTGAGCCACAATACGCTTACGTAAGCTAGGCTTTGTATAGTTACCAGCGGCGTTTACCCCACCACCAGCCGCCATGTTTTTAGGTTTAACACCTTTTTCCTTCATGGCAATAGCAGTTGCAGCTTGCTGCGCTAAACCACCCTTAGCATACTGCGTAAAGTCCGTGTTATCCCGACGAGCTTTCTTAGCCCCGTTAGGCATCTTAGAGGGGGCGATATCCCCCATTCCACGGCTTGCTCTCATGGTTACACCATTTTTCCGCGAGTCTTGCCTTTGATACAGCAACCATCAGCACGTTTAGATGCGGATCCTACTGAGCCACCTTTTTTGTAGCCCATGTCGCTAATTTTTTTACGATCAGCGGCATCTTTAGCGTCTTGCTTAGATTCTTCAATAGCGTCAAAGTTAACGGGTTTTGGAATACCGCGAGACTCGCGTTTCATTTCAGCGCTAGCTTCACGTGCGGCTTTTCTAGATGGCATCATGTCCATCATTTCATTGAATTTTTCACGGAGTGCCATGATATTTCCTTAGCAGGCTTTGCCGCCCTTTTTCATAGAAATCATTGTGCCCTTGGTTTTACCCTTGGTAGCAACGCCGTTAGCAGATGAGCGGAATGAACCACCCTTAGCTAGCTTCAAGGATGTACCTTTGCCACCTTTATGCTCTTGCATATCGTGCTGCTTAAAAGCTTTTTTAATCATGGCTTTGTCTTGCGCTGTATCAGACATACCGCCTTCAGCCATGCCGCCTTTTTTCATAAAACCCATTTTGTTACGTACGGCTGTAGGTAACTTGGCTACACCTGGGTTCTTTTTCATATCTACTGGTTTCATATCGCCACCTTTATTGAAAAGTGCCATTTTCCCGTGTTGGGTTTTTGGCTTGTTAATACTCTGTACATCTGGACGTGTTGTGCCGCCAGAACCAAACTTCCTGCCTTTATCTGCTTTGATAAAGTCTTCACCAACACTAGATTTAATACCAACTTTCTTAGCGAACGCAGGGTTTTTAGCCACTGCCGCCATAAAGTTGTGTTGTTTTTTAGAACTACTCGGCATCTTTTTTTCTCCGAATAATCTTAGAAAAGGGTTTACCCGCAATCATTTCGGCAATCCGCATCAATGTCCAGATTGCGCCAATCAAACCAAAAATTGGGGTAAACATCTCTAAAAATGATCCGATGGTGGCAAACACTGAAACAATATCCAGCGTGCTTTTAACTGTGTCTGAGTTTGTAGTCATATCAGCATTTCCATCTTGCAAGAGCAGCCGCCTTACGGGTGGGCTTACCCTTCTCGTCTTTCATGGGGCCGGGCATGCCTGACATGCGTGCGCAGAACGAGTCCTTGCGCTTACCGCCTTGTGGCTGTGGGGCCTTCAGGTTACTACCCGTAGCAGCGTTGTACTTAGCACGGCCTTTGGCAGTCAGCCCCGCGCCTTTGGATACGGGCAATTTTTCGCCGCGACCAATAGCTAGTGAGGGGCCTTTTTTCTTAGCCATAGAACACTTCAATACCCACAACAGTTCCTACACTGGTTGTTAGGTATAGCCCTGTAGTTGCCAAAATACCTTCGCCGGGTATTGTGACATTAAAATTTACTGGGGTGGCAACGCTAGCAATATCCATCGTAAACAGCACAGCGGCAGTGGCGCTGCCATCACGAATTTCAAATGTAGCTGCGGTAGTTACTTTAGGGCTTACTACAATACCTCTAAGGCGTGTTCTCCCCGCTATAAAAGAACCTGCCGCGCTTAAATGCGCTGCTTTTACGTCTGTCTGCATCATAATTAATCTCCTTGTAAATAGGGGCCGAAGCCCCATAGATTAATTAAGCAGAAGCTGGGTTAGCAGAGCCGTCGCTATCGCGGACAGTATACAAACAGGTAATGCTTGCCGCACCGCCGCTGGCTGTACCAGCACAAGCGTAAGTCACTGTAACGATTGCGTCAGTTGAACCTACGTTTTGGTAAGTAGCAATGCTTGCGTCAGTGATGGTAAATGTTGCGCGGCCAACAGACAAAGGTGTAGTGGTAGCACCACCAACAGTACCCAGAGTTGTAGAGCCAATTTTCACAGTGATCGTGTTACCGGTTGTGCCTGCATAGGCAGTGGTAATGTTCACGAGGAAGTTGTTAATCATTGCGCCAGCAGGCAAAACAAACAGTGTGGTAGCGGTTGTGTCGGCTACAGTAGTTGCGCCCGTTTGGGTAACGGTAGTCGAGCCCATATTGCGGATAGTGCCAGCAGTAGTGCCGGTTGTGTTTTTAACAGTACCGAGCAGCCAAGGGCCAAGGTGTGATGCAAATCCCATGATATTTCCTTACATACAAGTTAAGTGCATCAATCTGTATGTCGTCAGCCGGGACTGTTTGATGCACCGGAAAGCCCGGATTACTGCGTTTATACCAAAGTTATTTGTGGTTTGCAACAATTATTTTTGTTGTCACAATCTTTCGGCATCATAAAGGCATGAAATACCGTATTGTCCCTGTTGATACTCGTCAGCCAGAGGTGGTGCAGTTGTTGACGCTGCTTCAAAAAGCGTGCCTCCCCCACGATAAAATTTACCCAATTACAAAAGGATACTGGTATGTCGCTTACACACAGAATGGTGAGGCTGCTGGGTTCGCTGGTGTTGTTCCCTCTAGTCGTTGGTCTGACACTATGTATCTTTGTCGGGCAGGTGTTGTACGCGCTCATCGTGGATGCGGGCTTCAGAAGAGGTTTATTAAA